AGTCCTCCAGAGATGGGTGCTTTATACAGTTCTGTACACAGTATGAGAGAAATAATTCAAGAGGAACAAGAACAGGCTAGGCTAGTTGAAGAAGCAAAGAATAGGTATAAGCTATGGCTACGAAGGGAAAACCAAAGAAACTTCCAAGCAAAGTCAGCGTACCTAGTAGGGACTTTGATCGTTATCGTATACCTGTGGGGGTGGTTTCTTCTAGTGAGGAAATTAGGGAGGACATAGTGGGATGGATTGCTGCTTGTGTTTTGATTGCTGTTTTACTTCCTTTGTTAGGATTGTTGTACTCTGACATTTTAGAGGTCAAACAAGAATCAAAAGCTCAGATTGAAAAAATTGAGAAACTAAGACGTCAAATTGAAAGTCAACAAAGGGAGAAAAGCAAATGAACATTTACTATATTTGGGGCTTGTCAATCCTGTTGGTGTTGCTGACAGGCTGTGAAGACCGTTTTCGATATAGCTGCCAAGATCCAAAGAACTGGCAAAATGCTGAGTGTAAGCCGCCTATCTGTACTGCTACAGGCACTTGCCCTGAAATGTTAGTTAAACCTGAACAGGAGAAAAAGTAATGCCTACAGTCGTAATGAATAAATCTTCTCGCATGACCGCTGACGATATTGAAGCTAGGGTATGGGCGTTTGTAATTATTTGTTTGATGCTAATTCTTCTTGGCTCGGTAGCCATGTTTCTCTACGCTTTGACCTATGTCACTCAGCCTATGGCTGGTATGGCTCCCATTGACAAGGTATATACCCAACAGATTAGTACCATAATGGTGTTTATCACGGGTGTTCTTGGTGGTGTGGCTGGTAGGTCTGGTGTTAAAGCTATAGCTACTGCAACAGCAAAGGTAGAGGCTGTTGACAATGACGAACCCCCAAAGCCATGAGTTTATTTAATCCCTGGGTGCTTTTAGGCATTGTCTTATTTGTTACTAGTAGCTTTTTAGGAGGTTATTACAAGGGCAGTGAAGACGAAGTCTTAAAACAACAAGCTGAAATTGCTAAGCTCAATGAAGAGTCTAGACAAAAAGAACAGGCACTAGCTTCTGCTGTAAATGCCCAGGCAAATCAACTAATGAAAGCAAATCAAAATGCAAAACTCCTTCAACAAAAGCGTATTGCTGATATTGACAGTGGTGCTCTCAAGTTGCGGATCGCTGTCAAAGCCTCCGAGTGTTCCGTACACACCTCCTCAGATACCACCACTACCAGCGGAAGTAACTCAGGAACAACATCAGCCGAACTTGACGGAGAGACTTCTAAAGCTCTTATCGCCATCACAGACGAAGGAGATGCAGCCATCAGAAAACTTGCGACCTGTGTCTCCCTCTATAACGAAGCCCTCCAAACCTTGAAAGTTAAACCATGAACTTATCTGCCAACTTCACCCTAAAAGAATTGACCAAATCTGACACTGCCACTCGCTTGGGTCTGGATAACACACCTGATGAAGCAACCATTGAGAACCTCAAAGCATTGTGTGAGAACGTCCTACAACCTGTTAGAGAGCATTTTGGTAAATCTGTTACCGTGAACTCAGGCTATCGTAGCCCTGAATCTAATGCAGCAGTTGGTGGATCAAAGACCTCAGACCATTGCAAAGGTCAGGCTGCTGACATTGAGATTGCTGGAATTGCTAATGCTGATCTTGCACAGTGGATCATGGACAATCTTGACTACACACAACTTATTCTAGAGTTTTACACACAGGGTATACCCGATAGTGGATGGGTTCATGTGTCGTATGATCCTAACAACTTGAAGAACCAAGAGTTGACTGCCGTCAAGGTTGCGGGAAAGACTCAGTATTTAAACGGTTTACACGCTTAATCTGTGTCATCGTAGAGAGCAGCAAGCATATAGACAACCCACAAACAGATGCCTATACCAATTGCTGCTCCTAATAACAAAATAAAAAATATCATATTGCCTCCTTTTTGTATTTACCTGACCAGTCGTAAGGACCACGGGAGTCTTGTGCTCCCATCTTTTTAAATAGCGTTAGCATTGTTTTGTAGGGTATATCAAACCTATTGGCTATTTCTTTCTTTGTTAATCCTTCATTCCACAAAGACATAGCTCTTTTCATATCTACTTGAGGTAGCTTTCTACCTGAATTTAATCTAGCACCACCTTTCTTAGCGTGTTCTTCATCTGTGTACTTTTTCCAATTAAATGCGTTCACGACAGTCATGTGATTCTCCTGCTGTTTTTGTTGTAAATATCATGTTGCATTTGGTGCAACGCCACATTGTTCCTTGTTGAACAACTGTTTGTCGATTACCGTGTAATCCACGCAGTTTTCCTACGAATGTTCTGATTACTTCAATCATTTGTACACCGCCACCACTTCACCGCCAAAACTCTTTTGAATCTCTCTAGCTGGCTGCTCTGTCCAAAAAAACTTTGGTTCGTGTTTGTCTTTTGTCCAGACGTATCCGTATAGTTTCATGTGTTTTCCTTGCGCTGTGGTGGGTGGGTGTAGAGTTTTGTGCCAATCGGCAATGCAGGTTCGTGCCACCAAGACATTGTTACGTCTGGGTCTCCTGTTTCACTTGTAACTGTCGCCACAGGCTCTTGCTTTTGTGCCAAGGCTTCTTTGATGGCGGCAATGGCTTTGTACATCTTTTCTGCTGATGCGTTGAACTCATCATTGCTTGTCCAATCAATAGACAGTTCATTTTCCAACGCCTCAAGTGCCAGTTTTAATGCTGCTTCTTGTGTCATGCGTAGTCTCCTTCCTGTGTGTGTTCTGTCAAGCGCTGCTCAAGCCGCTTGATGCGCCGTTCGTTGTACTGCACAATAGACACGGCATACTCAACCGCAGCTTCTGCTTCCAGTTTTTTTATATGGGCTTCTCTAAGTTCTTTGGCGATAATTTCTCTGATCGTTCTGATTCGGGTGATCTCACGAATGAACTTGCTAGTTGTTTCTTTGAAACTCATGTTATTCCTTGTTATTAGGAACTTCTGACAACAAACCTTTGGATGCCCACTTTTTATGATCCTCACTACCAGGTCGTACAGGTTGTGTATTGTCTCCATCTCCAAGTCTGTACGTACCTTTATTAAAGGTGCTTTGTTGGGGTGTAGCAGGTCTTGCTAAAGACGCTAAGGTTATGTCTGCAATTTGTTTCCAACGTTCTTGCATATCGTGTGTTTCTTTAAGATTGTGTTCTTGGAATATCTTCATATGTGCCTCATGATGTAGTCTTGCCAATGTGTTGTGTCTGAGAAAGTACAAGCATCTAACCCATTCTTAGCTGCCCAGTCAAGGTAAGTGGTTTTACTCTTCTTGGTTATGCCTTGGTTGCGTTGCAACACGTAAAGAATAGTGATGTCTGGATGCTGTTCTTTGATAAGTGCAGCTTTCTTTCTGTCAGAACTTACCCATAAACCTTTGGTTTCTATGTAAACGTTCTTAGTAACAGTGAAGTCTGGTGTGTAGGAGTGGTTGCTTGCCGGGATTACGTACTTGATCTTGTCTTGTTCGTAACCTAGCTTCCATCCCTTTGTTTCGCAAGCAGCTTGAAACTTAGTTTCTAAGCCGCTGCGATACCCCGCAGGGTTATGTCGTTTAGGTCTAGACATCAACCAATAAACCGTTCTGTAACCTTATCAATCTCTTGTTCGTACTCATTGATGATGTCACACAGTCCTTTGATGTAAGCCTCTAACATACCTACTCTAAAAGCTAATCGGTCTTCAGCTACGCCATCTCGGTACATAGTCTCAGAGGCTTGTCTTGCATTGTCAATAAAAGTTTGGTGGTTTTTCATTGTGAGTGGACCCGTTTCCATTTGGCTACTGCTTCTTCTCTTGTCTTCTCGTCAGACAAAAACTCTGTCAAGATAAACACAAGTTGTCTTTTTTGTTGGTGTTCTATGTAGCCTAAGACAGTTGCTACAACTGCCCAGACTATTAAAAACAAATTTGCAATACTAATTTCCATTTTGTTGTTCCTTTGTAGGTGGTTCCCACATATCGTTTGGTTTCTGCCATATGTACAACAGTTTCATGTTGAGGTGGAAGCGTTCATCATCGTTATAGAGTTCACGGCATTTGTCATACCACTCTTCAGGCAGAAGCTTTGCTAAAGCTTGTTCTGCTTTTACTGGGCCAATGCCAGCTACACCAATGATGTTGTCGCTCCTGTCACCTATGAGACTCTGTAGATACAGGTGTTTTAAACCCTGATCCAGATCCACAACCTTGTGTTCTTTCTTTACAAAGTTGTAGTGTCTACCAGGTATCTGTAACAGGTCTTTGTCAATAGAACAAATAACCGTACTCATGGTTTCTTTGTCCTGCTGCACACCCATCTCATCATCTGCTTCAAACCCATCACATATTTGTGCTTTGTGTTGTGTTACTAGGAACTCTCGCACAGCTTGCCAATGGGCAGGTCTTGAGTCAGGACGGTTAGCTTTGTAGCTAGGAGCAAGCTCCCTTCTAAAGTTAGCCGTACCTGTCAGATACACGTTGTAAGACGTAGCACCTGTATCAGCAAGAATATCTTGAATCATTTGGTCAGCTCTTGCTAGGGCTACCCATTGTTCTTCTTTCTCTGCTGATGCAGCTCCACGGTACACAACTATGTCTCCATCAATGAGTGCTTTCACTTGATGTCCTTACACAAGTAAGCAACTGTTTGGGAGTAAGACATTACAAAACCCAACTCAACAGCGTACCTGTTCCTAATAACATCAAGTTTTTCGTACACTTCTTTTTCTAAACCCACTGCTTTGTATATCTTTTTTGTAGGTACGTGTTGTGGTGTACTCTCAACTTTTTTAGGACGACCTGGTTTACGTTTGTGCATTGTGATGTTCATTTGTTTTTCTCAAAAAAAAAAGTGAGAGCTTTTTACGGCTCTCACAAAGGTTTACGGCAACTGCTCAGCAGTAGTTTCTTCCATTGCTTCTTGCATGTCAATATCCCCTGCTGTATAAGCTTCAAACTTACGAGCAAGAGTGACTACGAGATCAAGAGTAGAAAGTTCCAACTCAAAGGGTTTACCCCCACGAGCTGCAATGTAGAGGTCTGTGGCACGAGCTAAGGCGTTCTGACGAACGATAGCCCGGTCACCATGTAGAGCAGGTATTGGGAATACCTTCTCTTTGTAGCCACTGTAGGCGGCTTTGGGAGCCGCTACAGCGGGTGCTGTTGTTGCCCCTGACGGGGTAGGTGCTGCGTCTGCTTTGCGGAGAATGTTGACGCTTTTAGTCTCCACTCCGTAAGTACCAGTTACACCATCAAACTCAACCTCATAACCAACTGCAACATTGGGGTTCTTAAACCCACATTTGATCCAAGTACCACCCACTTTCATTGAGAAGGTTGGTTTTGTACCAAACTTGGTGCTTACGTCTTTTGTAGAAACTGCTTCTACGATACCTGTCTGCATTGTCATTTCAAAGTTCTTTCATATCAAACCAATTTTTACCAACTGATGCTCCTGCATTGAGCTTGAGAGCCAGTGGTATCTTGAATGTTTCTTCAAAGTACATGTGGGTACATTTAAGAATTGTTGTAATCTCCGTAATAAAAGCGTCTGACGAATCAGACATGACATCGAACATTAGAGAGTCATGAACGGTGTTAACCATCTTCACATCATCTCTGCCTATTAGCTGCCTAAAGATAACTCCCAACATCATTGGGACAATATCTCCAGTAGCTAAACCTTGAACAGGATAGTTTTTAAACTCCGTTGGACTGAAGTTGTAGGTTCTTGTAGACCATGTATCCTCGTTGTAATACTCTGAAAAACAAAACTTCCTGCCTGTCTCAGTCTGATGTGCGTAGGTTCTGAACTTCTCCCTAAATCCATCTTCATTGAGATCGTTTGTAGCTTTAGATTCAACCATTGCTGCAAACTCTGTGTGCCATTTACCTACTTCTTTGTAACGACCATAGAACACATCTACAAACTTCTTAGCTTCATCTAAGGTACAACCTGCTTGTTTGCTAATAGCTTTAGCGCCAGCACCGTAGATCAACTGAAACGTTCTAGACTTGAATGGTTTACGTTCTTCTTTGGTTGGCATCCTGCCAAACATGTCTTTGTACAAAGCGCTGTGAATGTCAACGCCACTGCTAATGTCTGCTATGAGCTGTTTGTCCTTAGTAACATGAGCAAGAGCCACAACCTCCAATTGATTAAAATCCACTTCAATAATTACCCCTTTACTAAATAAATTATATCTTGAATTAAAAATTTGTTTAAT